GCCCTCGCAAATGGATTGCGATGCCCATGCGGCACTCGTAAAGACAAAGTGTATCTTTCCGCCCCTTTATTTGCCGCACATTGTAAAACCAAAACACACGAAAAATGGGTTCAAGATTTGAACACCAACAAATCGAACTTCTTTACGGAAAATCAGAAACTCAGCGATATTGTTCATGCCCAGAAAATCATGATTGGAAAAATGGAATTGGAACTCGCGAGTAAAACCATGACTATCAATTATTTGACGCAAGAACTCACCAAGATTATCGGTGGTAGTGGCACATCGGTGTCGGCATCCGCATCCGCGAACGATATGTTGATGTTTTAGGAAACTAACGGTCCTGCGTCCAGATGGTAAGTCTTCGTTCTTTACATATGTATATTCTTATTTTTCTTTTTTCTTTTTCGTCGTCTATTTAGAGCCTTTTTATCAGAATGAGCGACACAACCAGTATCGACGACCTGCCTTTAAGTAGTCAAACACCGGCCAACGCTTATGGCGGTGGCGGTGGTGGCGCACCACTCATCTACTCGCCGATGATTGACGGACACCAGCAACACCAGCAACAAATCCCCAATAACGTGATGAATGAAGTCATGCAAGGCGTCCAACGAGCAAGTGCCAACGGTATGACGATGATACCTACGAGAGATATTCCGATGAACCCAAACGCATTCACGCATGATGAACAAGCACGGCCAAATTATGTCCCCCAGCCACAGCAGCAGTCGCAGTCGCAGTCGCAACAGAATGGTACCGACTATATCAAAGACCACGCATCGATGGAAAGTATCGTTCGCGCCAACGCACGTCAGTCCAATCAAATCGACACCCTTGAAGCGATTTATTACGACCTTCAAATGCCGATTCTCATCGGCGTCCTGTATTTCATTTTCCAGATGCCCGTTTTCCGCGCCCAACTTCTTCACTTCCTCCCGTTCTTATTCGGCGAAGACGGCAATTTCAAAATCGTCGGTCTTACTGCGACAAGTGCCATGTTTGCGCTTACGTTCTTCGTCATTATGAAGATATTCAACAAATTGGGGGAGGGACTGCGGTGAAACAACCAAGTGGTAATAATATTATACAAGTGTAAAATAGATATAAGATTATTTTTATAAAATGTCAGCGTCAAGTTTGGGTGATATAAATCCTTATATGGGTAAAGGAGAGTTGCTTACCGGTGACCAATCAATGGATTGGGTAAATAAATTCAGGGGCTCCCGATTAATTAGAAGAGTTCCAGTCCCACCTGGCGAAGACGGGACAGTATTACATGCCGATTCAACGACAAATACGGGATTAAAGTGGGCCTTCGCTCACGAACCGATAGCAACATCTCTTCGTAACTCTGTAAATCAAATTGTTGAATTTTTGAGACCGTTGGTTCAAGAACGTATTGCGAAAGAATCCGAACGACTTGGTGGCACACATACACCAAAACTATTTATAAGGCCTATATTTGGGGATACGGTTTTTACAGTTCCATATAAACCCGAAGATACAGTTCAATCCCTAATCGACCATTTGAATAAAACATATCTTGTTTCACTAATGAATGGAAACGCACCAATTCACCTTAAATGTAATGAACAAATATTAGAACCTCAACGATCGCTGGCAGATTATCATGATATCCAAAATGAAGCAGTTATACATATAATATACCAATCTGCTGGTAAATCCAAATTACGAAAAAGCATCAAAAAATCAAAAGGTCGCACACGTAGTAGAACATTACGTAAATAAAAGTTACTACGACTCGATTACTTCCGTGCCTTCCGCGTCTTTTTCGCACCCGTATTCGCACCCGCATTCTCATACGGAACATACCGCAAGAACCACTCCTCAAATTCACGCGACCCGCGTTTTCCCTTCAACTCCTCGTATTTCGCAGTCTTTTCGAAACGCATCGACTCCAACGTTGGTTGTTTCCCGTAACAATTAATACTGAAACGCCGTAATAACCCGCTTTGTTTGAGGCGGTTGTGTTGCTGAACATCGAAAAGGAACTGCGACATACAAAGAATACGGTTGATGTCATAATAGACACGGTCGGCGTAAATAAATGCGAGGTAAAAGCTTAACATGGTGTCGATGGTTGCGATACGAATCGATTCTTCGTTGCCACCGCGACCGCCGCGACCCTTCAAGCGGATTGTATTATAACTGTGACATGCGAGAGGTTTGTATAAAAATGCGATGACTTCATCACCAACACGAATATCATAATGCTCGGAAATCACCTCACCGACACCTGCGTGTTTCGTATATTTCACGCCGGTATATTTATGCGCGGTAAGCTCGCGGACAACTTCTTCGCAAAGCTCGCGCGGGTTTTCCGAGAGAATATCAAAATCGGGGATTTCTTGGACGATGCGGCGCTGGTGTTTGGGCATATATCGCGAGTATAGAATATTCGCATACCCGCCGAAAAACACCGCGCGGTTTTTAATGAAGACCCGACGAACAATATTATAAATGTCGGTTTCCGCGAGTTCTTTCTCTCCGTGGTCGGCGCGGTCGGCGCGGTCTTCGTGGTCAGCGGCACGGTCGGCGCGACTCAGCTTCGGCGTCGGCGTCGCTTCCGCGTCCAATTCTCTCGCCTTCATCGAATACAAAACATACTCGTCGTCCTTTCCAAACAATCTCTCATACGTCGCAATCAAACGGTATCGATGGGTTAGTTTATCTTCTTCGACCGTGTATTTAAAATCACCAATCGTCTCTTCATGTGATTTTACTGCGTGATATAAGTGCTTCATATACGCATCCAGTCCTTTATATTTCTTCATGATGGTCCGTATTGCTTCACGCTTACGCGCCTTTATGCTCGCACCGCTGCCACCACCGCCCCGCTTCATCGTCCGTGAGCGTGTATGCGTGCGTGACGGTGTCCGAGTCCGAGTCCGAGTCGGCGTGCTCCTTTTTCTTGAAATACTAATTTCACCCGTCTTCGACGCAGTCGTCGCACCTTCAAATCCTCGCTGGTATTCGATTTTATCGCAGTTATACCCTTTAAGAGGATAATGCGTATTCAATAAGGTGAGACGTTTCTGAACCTTCTCCCAACGCGAGACATCGCCATCCGGACGCGAGAGTTCGAGATACATCGCCATACGAAGAAAGTCGGGCGGAGCATAAGATATTCCCTTTTTAATAATGGCATCTCGAGAGATTGCTTTGAATAACGCGGGTTCCATCTGCGTAATATCGGCGATACCTGTGAAATTGACGAATACCTTGTAGGTGCCATGATGAACACCGGATTTTGCTTCAACGTCTTCATATCCAGCCTTATAATAAATATCCGCGAGTTCTTTCGCATGGTCGAGAGCCTTGTCAGAGTAAAAATCATAATCGGGCAATTCGAGGTCCTTATTGTAAAATTGCGCGTCTTCGGGAAGAATATTATTGATGGCTGTGCCTCCATAACATACGAGTTTTTTATCTGCGATGAATTTCTCGACGATAGAGATGATTTCTTGGACTTTGGGGTCTTGGATGACAGCCGCACCCTTCCGCTTTTCAACTAAATCGACGGCTTCGCGGAGGATTTCGAGTTCTTTTTCTTCAAAGGACATTTTCTTGTCGTCGCTATCACGCGAACCACCGCTGCCGCTGTACGCTGTTGCCATTAAATTCTACTACAATAGGATTAGAATTTAATTCATGATGTAATTCATTCGTTACAAGGTAATCTTGACACCTCCCGCCGCCTCCGCAGGTCGAGCCTCCATCGACGCTTTCGGGTTGGGGGGTGCCGGAGGCGCAATCGTAATCGGAACATAACGCAAGTCCTCCGGCTTAAGTATGAACGCATACCCCACCGACGCAAACTTATCTTCATAAGCTTTAAGTTTCTCATCCCGCGCCTCTTCCTGAAAACACATGGCCGCGATCTGACACCCCCATGTGTATGGACCGTTGTGCCCATTATTGATAGGACGACCCCCCTTATCCGGAATCACAAGACACATATTTTTCTTATTCGCGTCCTTAAAAGCTTGTGGATCGCCGACATTTTTCACGCCAAAGTAAGTGTATTTCGAGAGAAACATCGTATTCGAACTCATATTGATAAGTTCAAATAGATTTGTATTTCGATATACTTGGTTTGTTCCATCTACCATGATAATGATTTTACCCTTGAAGTCCAAAAGGGGTTCGTTGCCTAAATCCTTGGACTGATACTCGCGCCCATATTTTGGGCCCAGTAAATTACGCGCCATGGTCTTGCTTTGAGAGATTATCTTTGCGAGCTTGTCATACATAGTGATATTACGCGACATCAACCGCATATGAATAATGAAAGGATCGCCTGGATTGGGGCATTTCGACCCAGAAAAGACGTAGCTTCCTAACACTTCAAATGCGTCGCTCACGGGAATATGATTGTATGTCTCCTTATAATTGAATGAATTGACTGAGGAAGACGCGATAACTGGTTCATTATCTACTGAGAATACTTCAAAGTCGATGAAGCGACAACCGCGTGCGATGACATATAAGAAAGCATCCATGCTTACGGTGGAGTTCTTGAATTTATCAGGATTAAATGCGTTATAGGCGGATTTAATATAGTAATCACGCAACTTAAACTTGCTTTGACTGTCTTGTGGGTTGATGGATGTAATATTCTTTTCGATAAACGCCTTCGTATTTTCATCGGGGTTTTCGAGACCTTCTTTTACTGCGTTGATTGGCTTGTCGGTGGTTGGAGCGGCGACAGGGGGGGGAGGCTTTGAGGATGATGACGATGACGAGGACGCTGTATCCAACGATGTAGCCGCTTTTTTTCGTTGATGGACCGTCATTTCCCCTTCGGTCGTATCGACAGTAAAATTCTCTGTTGTTAATCCAGGCGCATCACTCAAAAACGTGTCGATGTTATTCTTTTTGAGTATTTTGGTGAGTTGTGACATCAGCTCAGGCTCTGTTGTTGGTAGAGGTGCCGGTGCTGCCGACGACGCCCGGAATCCTTCTTTGGTTCTTTTCTCATAACACCGCGTTTTAATCATTTCAGATAGTTTCCATGTTGCGAAAACCACGATAATAATACCTATAAATATGAATTCCACCCGATTTTCTTTCATATTCCTCTTACTATATATAATAGAATATTAGAATAATAGATTTTTATATAAAGTTATATACAACATAACAATAGGCCTGCGTAATATACTAAATGACCGGTGGTTTATTAAATTTGGTTGCTACGGGCAATCAGAATGTTATTCTTAATGGTAATCCCAAAAAGTCATTTTTCAAAAGCACCTATCTTAAATATACGAATTTCGGTCTTCAAAAGTTTAGAGTTGATTTCGACGGTCAGAAGAAACTGCGTATGACAGAGGAGTCCAAATTCACGTTTTATATACCGAGATATGCTGAATTATTGATGGACACGTATATATGTGTAACGCTACCGTCGATTTGGAGCCCGATTCATCCACCCACCCGCGTACAAGATATGTGGGCTCCCTATGAGTTTCGCTGGATTGAAAACCTTGGCACTCAATTAGTGAAGGAAATCGTCATATCTGTTGGAGGCATGACGCTTCAACGTTTCACCGGTAATAATCTTATGGCAATTTTGGAGCGCGACCTCGACGCAACGAAGCGCGAGTTATACAATCAAATGACGGGTCATGTGCCTGAGTTATACAATCCAGGTTGTTCGGGTGCGCGTCTCAACCAATACCCGAATGCGTATCGCACGTCGAATTCCGCAGGCGCAGAACCGTCTATCCGCGGGCGTAAAATATACATCCCCATCAACGCATGGTTCACGCTGTCCTCGAAAATGGCGTTTCCCCTTGTGTGTCTTCAATATAACCAGCTTCAAATCGATGTAACGTTGCGCCCCGTCAAGGAGTTATTCACCATTCGTGATGTGGGCGACCCCGATAATTATTGGCCAGTCGTTCAACCCGACTTCACGAACCCCCTTCACCAGATGTGGCGATTTTTATATCCGCCACCCAGTATTGATTTATCGCTGGATTCCTACCCGAGTCTGCGCACGGATTGGAATGCCGATGTTCATTTGATGGCGACGTATTGCTTTCTCTCGGATGAAGAATCGAAAGTCTTCGCCGCCAATCAGCAGAAGTATCTCATCAAGTCGTATTATGATTGGGTGTTCAACGATGTAACCGGGAATAAGAAACTCAAAATCGAAAATTCGATGGGGATGGTGGCATCATGGACGATGTTTTTCCAGCGCAGCGATGTCAATCTCCGAAATGAGTGGAGCAATTATACGAATTGGCCGTATAACTATCTCCCCTATGATATTATTCCCGCGCCCATCGACGACGACTGGCGCCCCACCGCGTTTAGTGAAGATATTCGAATGACGACCGACTTATCCGCGAATCTGAATCCGGCTTTCGCGAATGACCGCTACTTCTTCGATAAGAACGGCCCGAAAAATGGTATTGGACCAGGCATCAACCCGCGCGATAAACGTCTTACTGGGCTTCATATTACCGGCGACTTTCAATCAGAAAATGAACGCGATATTTTACAGATGATGGGAATTTCACTCAACGGCAAATACCGCGAGAATCTACTTGATGCGGGTGTCTATAACTACGTGGAAAAATACACGCGCACCCGCGGAAGCGCGAAACCGGGGATATATTGTTACAATTTTTGCCTGAATTCTGACCCGTTTGACCTTCAACCAAGCGGCGCAATCAATATGAGTAAGTTCAACCAGATTGAGTTGGAGATGACGACGATTTATCCGCCCTTGGACTCGGCGGCGGAGGTGAAAGTGATTTGTAATCCGAACACGCGAGAGATTATTGGCATGAATAAGCCGAATGTGAATATTTACTTGTATAATTATGACCTTCATATCCTGGAAGAGAGGTATAATGTCCTTACGTTTGTATCGGGAAATTGCGGACTCATGTATGCGCGGTAAGAGTTCGATGTATAATAATCTATTGTATATATAACTTACACCAGAAAATGGCAGACGACGAAGAAAAACGACCTGATGACGGCGATGCCGACGGTGAAGAAGACGCCGACGGAGAAGAAGAAGGAACGTTTAGCAAAGTAGGCGGGATGTTAGGAGGGGGTGGCGAAGGTAAAGGTGAAGGCAAAGACGCGAAACCGAAAACGGA